CCGGCACACGAAGGGCCGCTGGGCCGGGAAGCCGATGACGATCGAGGGCGGCGGCCTGTCGCCGTGGCAGGTCGTGTGGATTATCGCGCCGGTGTTCGGCTGGGTGTTCTTCGACCCGGAGATCGAGCGGGTTGTCCGCGTGATCCGCACGGCGTGGATTGAGGTAGCGCGCAAGGCGGGCAAGTCGACGCTGAGCTCGGGCATCGGGAACGTGCTGCTGCTCGGCGACCAGGAGCCGGGCGCGGAGGTGTACGCGGCGGCGGGGTCGCTGCCGCAGGCGTCGCGGATCTTCGAGGACGCGAAGCGGATGTGCCTGACGTCGGCGTACGCGCGCAAGCGGGTCGACGCGCTCGCGGACGTGATGCGGGTGCCGGGCACGGGCAGCGTGTTCCGTGCGCTGAGCAGGATCGCTGAGACGGCGCACGGCCTGAACGTGAGCGGCGCGCTGGTCGACGAGATCCACGTGCACAAGAACCGCGGCCTGATCGACGCGATCGAGACCGGGACCGGGGCGCGTGACCAGCCGCTGATCGTGTTCATCACGACTGCTGACGAGGCGGTCGAGGGATCGATCTACGACGAGAAGCACGGATACACGGAGAAGTGCGCTAACGGCACCGTCGAGGACGTCAGCCACTACGGGGTGATCTGGGCTGCGGAGCCCGGCGACGACCCGTTCGCCGAGAGCACGATGCGGAAGGCCAATCCGGGCCTCGGTACCTCGCCGACCTTGCGCTACCTGATGAAGGAAGCCGAGAAAGCCCGCACGACGCCGTCGTACTTCCCGACCTACTGCAGGCTGCACCTGAACCTCCGGATGAAGGAGGAGGCGCGCCTCATTGACCTGGGCCAGTGGGACGCGTCGGCGGGGATGACGGACTGGGCGAAGGCGCGCGGCCGTGAGGCGTGGGGCGGCCTGGACCTGTCGGCGGTGTCGGACTTCACCGCGTGGTGCGTGCTGGCCAGGAGCCGTGACCCCGGCGCGGAGCTTGACGTGTTCTGGCGGTTCTGGGTGCCGGGTGACGTGGTGCCGGACCTGGAGCGGAAGCTGCAGGTGCCGCTGGGGGAGTGGGTCAAGGCCGGCTTCGTGACGGCCACTGAGGGCAACGTCGTGGATTACGACGTGATCGAGCAGCAGGTGATCCGTGACAGCTGGCACACGGACATGCGGCGGATCGGGTTCGACCGGATGTTCGCGGGCCAGATGGTCCAGCGGGTCGACAAGGCGCTGAAGGGCGTGGAGATCGTGCCGGTGGCGCAGACGTTCCTCGGCCAGTCGCCGGGGATCAAGGAGCTGCTGAGGCTGCTGGGGCCGGGTGCGATCCGGCACGGCGGCAACCCGGTGGCCCGGTGGATGGCCAGCGTGGTGGAGAGCAAGGACGACAAGCAGGACAACCTGCGGCTGGTGAAGCCGGACCGGCTGAAGTCTCAGGCGCGGATCGACGGGATGGCGGCGCTGGTGATCGCGATGGACGGCTACCTGCGGCGGAAGCGGAAGAAGAGCGGCGTGAGCGCAGCGTGAGGAGGTGACCGGGTGGGGCTAGAGATCGGGCAGGCGCTGCAGCTGGTCGCGACCCTTGAGCTTGAGCTGACGATGCGCGCGTCGTGGGCTGACGAGGCGGACGACTGGTACCGCGGGAATCACCGGCTGCGCTTCGCGAGCGATGAGTTCCGGGACTACTTCGCCCAGCGCTATCACGGGTTCGCGGACAACTGGGTGACCGTGGTCGCGGACGCGCCGGTTGAGCGGATGACGGTGACCGGCTTCCAGCTGGACGGGAAGCCGGACGACGCCGCGTGGGACGTGTGGCAGCGGAACAACCTGGATTGCGACTCGCAATTGGGCTTCCTCGCAAGCGTCCTGGCGGGCCGCTCTTTCGTGCTGGTCTGGGGTGACCCGGACGACCCTGACACGCCGTGCGTGACGTTCGAGGACTCGGGGCAGGCGATCGTCGGCTACTACCCGGGCAGCCGGTACCGCAGGCGTGCGGCGCTGAAGCGGTGGCAGGACGGCAACCGCATGTACTGCACGCTCTACACCGCTGACGAGTTGTGGCGCTTCGAGCGTCCGTTGTCGCGCGTGGAGAAGCCGTTCAACCTGGCGCAGTTCGACGAGGAAGCCGAGCAGTGGCTTCCCCGTGACCCGTACGACCTGAACGAGCCGAACCCGCAGCCCAATCCCATGGGCCTGGTGCCGATGGTGGAGATCGCGAACCGGCCGATGCTGGCCCGTGAGCCGGTGTCCGATGTTCAGACGATCATCCCGTTGCAGCACAGCATCAACCTGCTGTGGGCGCACCTGTTCACGGCCAGCGACTTTGCCGCGCTCGCGCAGCGCTTCGTCATCGGCGCCGAGACGCCGAAGGTGCCGGTCTACGCGGACGACGGCATAACGCAGGTCGGCACGAAGGCCGTCAGCCTGGAGGAGTACAAGCGGGCGCGGCTGCTGTGGATCCAGGACGAGGGCGCGACGGCGGGCAGCTGGCCGGCCGCGAACCTCCAGATTTTCTCCGACGTGATCGAGACGGCGATCGGCCACGTCGCCGCCCAGAGCAGGACCCCCCAGCACTACCTGATCGGCAAGATGAGCAACGTCGGCTCGGACACGCTGCTCGCCGCTGAGGCGGGGCTGACGAAGCGGGTCGGCGAGAAACTGCTGTGGTCCGGCGCGTCACTCCGCGAGGTGATGCGCCTGGTCGCCCTGGCGCAGGGTGACCAGAAGCGCGCCGACGCCTACCGCTCCGGGAAAGTGCTGTGGGCTGACACCGAGTCGCGGAGTCAGGCGCAGCTTGTCGCCAGCCTCGTGCAGCTGAAGTCGATCGGCTGGCCGTTCGAGGACCTCGCGCGGCGCTTCGGCCTCACGCAGGAAGAGGTCGAGCAGCTGGTGAAGATGCGCGACAAGGAGCAGCAGAACGACCCGCTGCTTGCGATGCTCGGCACGAAGGAACTGGGCACGTCGGGGCTGGTCGGCCGCGGCGGCGACCCGTCGCTGCTCGAGGGCGGCGCCCCGTCACCGCCGCCAGCGGTGCCCCCGCCGGCGGTGCCCGCTCCGGCTCCGCAGGCTACGAGTGCCCCCGGCGCCCGCAGCAAGCCCTGACGTCGCCGCGGCGGCGGACGCCTACCAGGGCGCCCAGTCGCGGCTGTCGCAGGCGGCGGCGCTGGCCGCTATCGGCATCTGGCGGAACATCGACGGCAAGAACCTCGACGCGTCGTGGCTGCGCCTGCTGCCGCAGATGCTCGCGGCCGTGGCGCGGTCGCAGCTGCTTGCCGCGCAGGCCGGGGTGTCGTTCCTGTCGCGGATTCTGGCGGCGCAGGGCGCGGCCGCCTCGAGTTCACGGCTGGCGCCGGAGGCGTTCGCAGGGCTGACCGGCGACGGCCGCCCGATGGCGAGCCTGCTTTACACGCCGGTGGCGCTGTCTAAGCAGCGGATCGGCCAGGGAACGCGGATCGCGGACGCGCTGGCGCAGGAAGAGCTTCACCTGGCGATGCTGGTGCGGACGCAGGTGCAGGACACAGGCAGGACGGCGCTTCAGTCGGGCATGGCGGCCGAGACGAAGGTCCGCGGCTACGTGCGGAAGGTGACCCTGCCCGCGTGCGCCCGGTGCATCATCCTGAGCGGCCGCTTTTACCGCTACTCGGACGGCTTCCTCCGTCATCCCGCGTGTGACTGCACCATGATCCCGGTCGCCGTCGGCAGCGACTGGGTGAGCGCGGAGGACCCGGCCGAGCTGATCGCGCAGATGCAGGCGGATCACCCGAAAACGCTGAGGAAGTCCCTCACCGAGGGGGATCTGAAGGCGCTCGATCACGGGGCGGACCTGAACCAGGTCGTCAACGCGCACCGCGGGATGACCACGGCCGCGGGACCGGGCCGCACGGTCAAGGCGACGACGGAAGGCACGACGAAGCGCGGCTTCGCCGGGCAGCGGCTGATCAGGGAGGCGGGGGCGAAGCGGCCTCCCGGTAGCCGGTACAGCTCGGCGCGCACGCCGCGGCTGACCCCGGCGCAGATCTTTACCGAGGCGGACCTCAACGGCTGGTCGCGCGACGAGATCGTGCGCCAGCTCAAGAGGTTCGGTTACGTCATCTGACCGCGCGATGCGGCCAACCGAAGGGAACGGGCGCGATGCCTGACGAGAACGAGAACGCCACCGAGGAAACGGAAGAGACCGAGGGCGGCGAGAGCGGCCAGGACGGCGACGGCCTGGGCGACAAGGGCCGCGCGGCGCTCGAGAAGGAGCGTCAGGCCCGGCGCGCTGCCGACAAGGAGCGCAAGGCGCTGAAGGCCGAGCTGGAGGCGCTGAAGGCGCAGCAGGCGTCGGCTGGCGAGCAGGACGAGGCGAAGAAGGCTGCCGAGCAGGCCCGGCGTGATGCCGAGTCGGCGGCGCTCGCGAAGGCGAACGCCCGCATCCTCGCCGCGGAAGTCCGCGCGGCGGCGGCCGGGAAGCTGGCCGCCCCGGCGGACGCGGCGCGCTACCTCGGCCTGTCGGAGTTCG